GCTGGTTGGTATGCCACTGAAGATGGCACAACTACCTCAGTTGCTCACTGGTTAGAGGAAGATGATTTCAGAAAGAATGGTGGAGTCATGAATCACGAAACTGTAGAGTCTATGGGTAAGAGAAGAAAGCCTTTCACTGTTGACTATACTGGTTTTGGTTGGGTATTAATTAAGAAGGGTGTCTTTGAGAACCTTCCTTATCCTTGGTTTGCTCCTAAGATGCAAGTCTTTGAGTCTGGGGCAGTACAAGATATGTGTGGTGAGGATGTCTCATTCTGTTTAGATGCTATTGAAGCAGGTGATGACATATGGTGTGATCCTCGTATTAGGGTGGGTCATGAGAAAACACGAGTAATCTAGGAGACCTCTAATGACACTATCAAAACAAGTACAAGACTCATTGGATGAGGCAACTGCATCACTAAGGAATGCTCTTGCCTTTGCAGCAAGAAGTGAAGAACCTTATATTAGCAAACACATTGCTGATGTAATGTTCCAAATAGAAAATCTCAAGAGCGTTTCTAATGTTCTTGCAATGTCTGAGCAAATTATGAAACAATTGGAGGATGAAAACTAATGCCTGTGCGAAAATCTCTCTCTGGTAATGAGTTTGTAGAAACTGTACCCAAGAAGAGCAACCAAGGTTCTGGTAAACATACTAAGTATGCTGCTACTAGTTCCAATAGAGCAAAAAAGAAGTATAGGGGGCAAGGAAGATAAATGAGTTCTTTAATCTGCAACCTTCCTGCAATTGAGGTATGGGTCAGAAAAGAATATTTAACTGATCATAACAGTGGTCATGGTGAATTTGTAAAAGGCGTCTGGGTATCTGCAAAGAGTATGCCTGGACGTGCTTTTTATTTTGAGACCTATTTACCAGATTATGCAGCGATGTATGATAAGTTACCTATTAGTGCTTTTCTAAGTGACCCTAAATTGCCTGATCCTGATATGACATTGCATAATCTACAGTTTTGGAACTGTATGGATTATGGGGTCACAGCAATACAAAAACAGTTTATAGGGTCAATGTCCTATGAGATCTATACAAGGGACTATGGAACCATGAAGGGCACTTACATTGCCACTCTAGATAACTACCATGATGATCCTGATACAGTAGATTACTCTACAAGTGAAACACCTGCAGAGCATAAATCACATAACCTGATAGAATTAGAAAATGGACAGTATGCGCTGTATCCAAATAATAGAATGAGAATATTTGATAACAGTCTTACGCCAAAAGAACCTAAGAAACCTGATTTTAAGGTCTCTACAGTATACTATCAAGTAGAAAATGGGTTTGATTATGATGGTATGGGTAATGAAGATGACTACTTCTGGAAGATTGCCAAAGAACGTGAATAAATAAGTTATATTTAACGTTATTTCATGCCTGTAGAAAGGATTAGTAGGGGATTTAAGGATCTAAGTATGTCCTTTCAGGTCAATCCTATTACCTCAGACTTGATTGCAACCAAAAATGAGGTTGCAATCGCTCGTTCTGTGCGTAATTTAGTACTTACAAGACCTGGTGAAAAGTTTTTTAACCCAAATCTAGGTTCTAGAGTGTATGAAACTCTATTTGATAACATGGATGATATATCAGCTTCTATTGTAGAGGATGATATTAAAGATACTGTTGATAATTATGAACCAAGAGTGAAATTAGTAAGTGTAAAGGCAACTCCTGACTATGAAGGTAATGCTTTTGATGTAGTTATAACTTATAATATTATAGGAATTGATGCTCTTCCTCAACAATTAGCATTTGCACTACAGCCAACAAGATAAATGGCATTAGTTAATTTCACAGATCTAGATTTTAATCAAATAAAAACTTCTTTGAAGGATTATTTGAGGGCAAATTCCAATTTTACTGATTATGACTTTGAAGGATCAAACCTTTCAAGTATAATTGATGTATTGGCATACAATACGTACATCAATTCTTATAATGCTAACATGATTAGCAATGAAGTTTTCATTGATAGTGCCACTTTAAGAGAAAATGTAGTTGCATTAGCGAGAAATATAGGTTATACACCCAGATCTATCACTGCATCAAAGGCGATAGTTTCATTTTTTGTAGATACAACTGGATTTACTACTAAACCAGTTACCCTAACCCTTAAAAAAGGTGTTGTAACAACTGCTGCATCAGTATTTGGGTCAGAAAGTTACTCATTTTGCATTCCAAGTGACATCACAGTGCCTGTAGTAGATGGAATTGCTACATTTACCAATATACAAATTTATGAAGGCACATTTTTAACCTCAAATTTCACTGTTTCATCAGAAAACCCTGCACCACCTACAAAATACATCTTAGAAAATGCAGATATTGACACTTCTACCTTAGAAGTGCGAGTTCGTCCTACTCAAGCAAGCACTAGTGCTAAAAAATATATATTTTCTGATACTTTAATAGAAGTTACTTCCTCTTCTTGTGTATATTTTCTTCAAGAAATTGAAGATCAGAGATATGAGATTATTTTTGGTGATGGAGTCTTTGGTGAAAAACTAGAATCATTAAATTATATTGAAGTTTCTTATATTACTACAAATGGATCTTCTGGAAACAATGTCTCATCATTCTCATTCAATGGTAGAATTGTAGATAACAACAATAACCTTGTAAGTACAGGAATTTCAATTATTACTACTATAGAAGATTCTGTAGGTGGTAAAGAAATTGAATCTGTAGACTCAATTAAGCGTTATGCACCTAAAATTTACTCTACTTACAATAGAGCTGTTACAGCAGGTGATTATGAAGCATTAATTCCTAAAATTTATCCAGAAGCAGAGTCTGTTTCTGTTTTTGGAGGTGAAGAATTGAGTCCACCTCAATGGGGAAAGGTTTTTATCACCATAAAACCATTTTATGGACCATATGTTCCAGATTCTATCAAAAATAACTTAAAAACTCAATTAAGAAAGTATTCTGTTGCAGGAATAGTGACTGAAATACAAGATTTGAAATATTTGTATGTAGAAGTTGATGTAAATGCATATTATAACCCAAATTTAGCATCTGATGCATCAGCAGTAAAAACAATAGTGACAAATAATATTAATTCATATGCAGATTCCTCTGAAATGAATAAATATGGAGCAAAATTTAGATATAGTAAATTTCAAACTGTTGTAGATAATAGTAATGAATCAATAACATCTAATATTACTAAAGTTACGATACGTAGGGATATGAAACCCCTATTAAATCAGGCTGCTGAATATGAATTGTGTTTTGGAAATCCATTTTATATAAAAAATATGAATGGTTATAATATTCAATCATCAGGATTTACCATATTTGGTCAAGCTGACACTCTTTACTTGGGTGATAAACCAGCAGCAGATAAGAGAACTGGATCTTTATTTTTCTTTAGATTGGAATCTAGAAATAATCCAGTGGTAGTAAAGACTAATGTAGGAACAATTTTTTATAGCAAAGGTGAAATTTTATTAAAAGCAATTACTTTGACAGGTACATCAAAGAAAATTCAAGAAATGCCAGTTATAGAAGTGGCAGCTTGTCCACAATCAAATGATGTAATTGGATTGCAAGATCTTTATTTGCAATTAGATGTTGGTAAGAGCACTGTAGATATGGTAACTGATACTATAGGTTCTGGTGAGGGATCTTCTGGTAGTAGTTACACAGCTACCTCAAGTTACCTTAGAGGAAATATAGCAAGATTGACTGAAGATGAGGGTCAAAATACATCCCTTCAGTCATTGGATACATATGTATTAGGAGGTACTATTCAACCAGAACTTCAAGGAAATCCAGCAGTATCTGACGTTACACCATCTACTACATCATCTTCTACAGCAATTACTCCTACTACATCATCAACATATTAATCCTTTTATTAGCAGGAAATTAACACTACTATAAAATGTCAGAAAATAACAGAGTCAAAATTAGTTCCGTTGTTAGTAATCAACTTCCTGATTATGTAAGAGGAAATTTTCCTCTTGCTGGAGAATTTTTAGAGCAATATTATACTGCTATAGAAAATCAAGGATCTACACTTGATATTTTGCAGAATATTGACAAATATATAAAAATTGATGAATTAACAAATCTTGTAGATTCTACAACTCTGTCTGATAATGTTGGAATAGCAAATAATACTATAAATGTTAAATCTACCACTGGATTTCCTAATACTTATGGATTAATTCAGATTGATGATGAAATTGTTACATATACTGGAGTTACAACTAATTCTTTTACTGGGTGTGCTAGGGGATTTAGTGGAATTACATCATATAGAAGCGTTAATAAACCTGATGAGTTAGTATTCTCTGAATCAGGCATTGCTACCCATTCTTCAGGAGCAGTAGTTAATAATTTAAGTATTAGATTTTTACAAGAGTTTTTTAAAAAGGTAAAAAAACAAATTACACCTGGTTTTGAAGAAAGAACTCTTGCTGATGGTATTGATAAAGGATTATTCATAAAACAGTCAAAAGATTTTTATTCATCTAAAGGAACTGATCAATCTTTTGAGATTTTATTTCGTGCGTTATATGGAGAAGATGTAGAGGTAATAAAACCAAGAGATTTTCTCTTTATTCCTTCAAATTCAGATTATAAGGTATCTAAAAAAATAGTGGTTGAGGCTATTGAAGGAAATCCCTTAGATCTCATTAATAGAAACATATTTCAAGATTCTGTTGCTGGATTACCTAAAGCTACTTCAGCTATAAGTGATGTAGAACAGATTGTAAGGGATGGAAAATCTTATTTTAGATTAAGTTTAGATTATGATAAAAAAAGTGATAGATTATCTGATGATTTTTCTATTCACCCTAATACCAAATTAGTAGGTTCTGTTTCTGTAGGATCTACTGTTTTAACAGTAGATTCCACTGTTGGTTTTGGAACTACTGGAACTTTAATTGCTAATTATGCAACTAACAAATTATCTACTATAAAGTATACATCAAAATCATTAAATCAATTTTATGGTTGCACTGGAGTTAATGTAAATCTTAATAGTAAGCAAGATGTTAGATTGGATGCTTTTGCTTATGGTTACTCTGGATTAGGAACAGCTAATGTAGTCAAAGTTAGAGTAACTGGTGTTTTAGGTAATTTAGATCTAGATTATAATGTTGATAATTTTAATGAAATTGGAGATGCCATAGAACCTAGAGGATTAGGAGTTAATTCTTCAGATTTAATTACCAAATCTTTACAGCCTAATGTTTCTATAACTTATGATGTTCAAACTTTTAATCTTGTAGATTCCTCCAACTTTACCTATCAATTAAATCTTTTTGATCCACATAGTTTCATTATAGGAGATAGAGCTCTTATTAATGATGTAGAATGCACCATTATAGGTTTGATTAGTTCTAAGGAAGTTTTAGTGAAAGGTGCAGGAGAATTATCTGCCAATGTAAATTATAGAATTCAAAGATTAGTATCCAAAGCCAATTTATCTAATTATCCCAACGCAAATATATTTACTACAAATGTTCAAAATTCTTACGTAGACATTAATGATGATTATTGTGTTTATGTAGCTTCCTCTTCCATTCCAGACTATCTTGATGAAGGTTTAGATATTAGACAAACAGATCTTACATTTACTGGTGTATTTAATGAAAGCACTAATATTACTATTCCTAATCATGGATTAATTACTGGAGAAAAAATAAGATATGCAGCTGGAGAAGGTGATAATAAATTAGATTTGGCAGAGGAAGAATATTTTGTTAAAAAAGTAGATATTGATACTTTCAAAATTGCTAGAAGTTCTTCTAACGTAGATAATAATATTTTTGTAACATTTTCTGGAGGTGTCACTAATAATAAATTTAAATTAGCAAAATTTGCTAATAAGACTATACAAGGTCAAAAATTATTGAGAAAAGTTAAACCTCCAGTTAGTAGTATTTCAGAATCAACTAAACCTGGAAAAATTGGCATATTAGTGAATGGAGTTGAAATTTTTAATTATAAATCAAATGATATCATTAATTATGGTACATTATCTGAAATAGATGTTACCAGTGGAGGAAAAAATTATGATATAGTAAATCCTCCTATTCTTACTCTTTCTGACAAGACTGGAATTGGATGTTCTGCTCTTTGTGAAGTAGAAGGAAATGTAGAGAGAATTGATGTAGTTGATAGTGGATTTGATTATTTAACTACACCAACTTTAAAAATAGATGGTGGAAATGGCACAGGTTGTATTGCGTATGCTAATTTAAAATTAATAGATCATTCTGTAGAGTTTAATTCTACAGAACTTGGTGGATTAGTAAATATCACTAATAATATTGTAGGATTCTCTACATTTCATAAATTTAGAGATGGAGAACTTGTAGTTTATAATCCAGAAGGTCAAACTGCCATAGCTGGATTGACTACAGGTGCTGCATATTATTGTTGTGTTAAAAGTGCAACTACAGTAACTTTACATAAAAAATATGATGATTCTATAGATGGACTTTCACCTATAGATTTAACTGGTTATGGTGTAGGTATTCATCAGTTTGATTGCGCTTCTCAAAAGAGAATTGTTAGTTCTGTTAGTGTTGCTAGTTCTGGAATTGGATATAGGAATAGATTAACTGCAATTACATCATCTGGAATTAATACTTCTAATAATACAATTATAATTAAAGATCATGGTTATAGTAATGGAGATAAAATAAGATATGATACTAAATCTACAACTCCTATCACTGGACTTTCTACTCAAACTGATTATTTTGTTTCTAAGGTAGACAGTGGTTCTTTTAGATTATCTGAAGTTGGAATAGGATCTACAGCTCAAAATTTCTACTTAAAAAATAAAGAATATGTTAATTTATTTTCTGGTGGCGTTGGCGTTCATGAATTTAATTATCCTCCTATAACAATAACAGTTGATGGTAATATAGGAGTTTCTACATTTAGTGGTCAGAATTTTAATGCAACATTAAGACCTATTGCTAGGGGATCTATAAAATCAGTATATATTCCATATGGTGGTGTTGGTTATGGATCATCTGAAATTATTAATTATAATAGACAACCAGAATTTACTTTAAATAAAGGAAAAGATGCTCAATTAATTCCTATAGTATCTCATGACGGAAAAATAAAATCAGTAGTAGTTAAGAATGAAGGGTCAGGATACAATTCTCCT